ATGACCACCACCACGATCAGTCCGATGCGGATCCTCGGCCAGCCCGAGCGGCTCGCCACCGTCGGCAACACCAGCCTGGACCGAGTCCGAGCCCAGCTGCCCACCTACCAGGAACCGTGGGAGTGCGGCCTGGTGCGCCGACCGGTGGCAGCCGCTGTGCTGCCCGTCGACTACGAGGCCGGGGAGTACCTGCTGGTGCGGCAGCCCCGCATCGGGGCCCTCGGCGCACCAACCTTGGAGGCGGCGGCAGGGGTGCTGGACTGCCCGGGGGATGACCCGCGCGAGACCGCAGCCCGCGAGCTGGCCGAGGAGATGGGGCTGACCGCCAAGGTGTGGACGACGGTGGCCGCCGGGGCGTACGTGTCGCCCGGCTACTCCGACGAGCGCATGTGGGCGTTCCTGACGTCGGGTCTCCGTACGACGCCGGCCCGCCCGGTCGACGGGTACATCACCACGGTGCACCTGCCGCTGTCCGGGCTGGCGGGTCACATCGCCCGGTACCGGCAGTCGCCGGAGGCGGACCTCAAAACGCTGACCCTGCTCTACGCCCTGCAGCTCACGCTCTAGCCCTCTGACACGTACAGTCCGCGGCCTGGTGACCCGATCACCAGGCCGCGGTCCTTTGTCAACTCCAGGGCGCGCTGGATGGTGCTGACGCTGACGGAGTAGAGGGCGGCAAGCTCCCGCAGGGACGGCAGGCGGCTACCCGGCGGGTACTCCCCGCCGCGGATACGGGCGGTCAGGTCGTCCGCGATCTGACGCGACGACATGGGGATAGGCATGGCGGATCTCTCCCTGGCTGGCCCGCCCATCCGATCATGTCCGGCACTCCGCCTCAAGCGCACAGTTGACCCTGTGCACACTGTGACCTAGGTTGACCTGCAGATGTCTCTCTGGCTGGCGTTGGAGGGCATCTTCCGGGGCCGGGCCTAGCTAAGGGGCCTGCGCCCGGCCCCGGGTCAGACCCCCTGCAGGTGCGGCGCTCCGCGACTAGGTCTCCGGGGCGTCGCGCTGTGTTCGGGCACATACCACGCCGGGCACATGATCAGGGTGTCGTCCACAGCCGCCCCCGTTGTCCACAGGCGGCGCGCGGGCGGTTGCCCGGCTCCGGTGCGGCGGGCAGGCTCGACCCGTCGGCGAGGCCACTGCCACCGCCAGCCGGGTGGTGGCGGAAGGTCACCGGCACGTCCGGGCCCGGGCATTGATCTTTCTCTAGATTTACCTCAAAGAATCTTGTAAACCCTCTTTACGTTCTAGTGCTCATATGCGTAAGATAGGTTTACAAGCAAGCGGGACATTGAAAACTACACAGAGGGAGCCAGAAATGGACAAGGTACTGGTCGCCATCACCCTGGTCAAGGACCTCTTCAACGGCGGCGACTACGACCCGGCCGAGACCCACTGGCGCAACGCGCGCAAGCGCGCCGCCGAGGCCGTCAACGCCGCAGTGATCGCCGGGGCGAGCGTGTGGGATATGGCCCTAGAGTCCGGGATCCACCCGCAGACGCTGCTCAACATGGTCTCCGACCCGGCCGCGCGAGAGCGGGAGTTGGTGAAGGAGTACCGGCGGATCATGAAGGACGCGCTCTTCATCGAGGCCGACATGCGCAAGCTCTCCGGGGATCTGCTGAAGACGGCGGGGGACACCCCCGAGGCCCGCAAGGAGATCGCCACCCGGCTCAAGCTCCAGGCCCACGAGATGGACCACTTGGTCGAGCCGGTGCTGTAACCAACAAGGCCGCCGCACCCCAATCCCGGGGTGCGGCGGCTGAACCACATGAGAGAGAGGCGCTGATGACCAACACGGACCAACTGGCGGCCACGGCCGTCGACGCGGTACGCGCGATGCTTACCGCCCGCACCCCGCACGTCACCACCACCTACCACCGCGTCGAACAGGCGGCAGCCAGGACCGTCACCGCCGCCGTACTGGCCGGCGTCAACCACCGGACCATCGCCGAGCGGGCCGGATGCGACGGCCTGACGGTGATCGGTTTGATCCGGGATACGGAGGCCACCACGGCCGTACTGGTCGCCGAGCGACACCACGCCGAGCAGTACGTGACCGCCGTGCGTGAGGCGACCGCCGCGCATGCCCGGCAGGTGATCGCCGCATCCGGGGGGCGGGGCAAGTCCAGCCTGGCCCGCCAACTCAAGGTGTCCAGGCCAACCCTGGATGCGTGGACGGCGGACAGCTAGCGGGTGTCGAGCGCGGAGCACCGATATCTCTAGTCAGGTAGCGCGCGGTCGCCCAGGCCGTGCAGGAATGCCCTGCCGCCGGCGGTGGGCACCTACGCGTCGGGAAATTTCGGCCTCGCTGACGCCGAGCTTATCGGCCACAGTGGCATACGGATGTTGGCCGGTGGCTCGTACGACAGCGGCGTCGAGTGCAGCGGCGAGGCCGGTTTTGGTTGCGTCGGCGAGCGCGCGTAGGTGTCTGGCCAGGGCGATTGGGTCCTCAATGTGTGCGGCAGCTGATATCACAGCCCCAAGTGCGATGAGGTTTCCGTCCGTGCCGGGGATATCGGCTGCCATGTGGGTCCTTGGTGTGTTGTCGACTGATGTCGAACCATTATTCCGCAGTAAGATTTTCGGTCAACCAACCCCTGCTTGCTCTGGTAAACCCTTGACTTGAAATCCTATTGCACCCTATGATTTCACTTGTAAGTAGGAGCCCAGACCTGGAGGAGCGATGGCAAAGTCCAAGAAGCCCAAGAGGCTCTGCATGCGCGCCGGATGCGGATACGAGGTGCCGGACGGCAAGTTCTACTGCACGAACCGATGCGAAGCGAGGAGCGAGGGGGTATCCCTAGCTGTTCTGCAGGAGATGAAGAAGAGGCGCTGAATCGCCTGACCCCGGACGCACGAAGCCGCCCCGCTCTCCACACGGGAGAGCGGGGCGGCTTCGTGCTGCAGAAACGCCCCCTCACCACCTCGCGAGAGGCAGTGAGGGGGCGTTGATAATGTTCTGACCAGGCAAAACAGTCTGAGACGGCCGCTAGGCCAAGATCTGCGGCACCCTGGGGTGATGTGCTACCCCAAGGGTGGATATCGGCAGGTCAGAGGCGGTTTCGAGACACGTGGATCAGCCGGTTGACCGTCGCCGGGCTGTACACCCGACGTCGGCCGACCGCCGCCACCACGAGCGGGGCGATGACGGCTACCACGCCGAGGATCGCCGTCTGCTGGGTGTCGGAGATCGGCACAGCGAACGCAACGAGCAGCGCGAGCAGGGCGGTCACTCCGGCGGTGATGGTGCCGACCGTCACCAGCGGCTCGGCCGGCTCCGAGCCGGAAGCGGGCAGGTTGTGGGACATGGAAACCTCCAGGTAGAGGGACAGTAGGGTTGCGCGGTGGTGCGCGGATGGTGGATGCGGAACCGGGCAGGCCAGCGGGTTTGGCGCGAGTGGGCGCCCGCCGCATGCCCCGCCGGTCACCCCGGACCGGTGCCGAGCTGGGGTGGCAACCCGTGCGGCTGCATGGGCCGCGTCTGGACATGCCGGACGTGTGAGCAGGTCACCACCGACCCGGACCACCAGTGCCGGTAGCTACGGGCAGTCGAAGTCCTCACGCAGGGCAGCGAGATCCCGGGCCAGCCGCTGACCGATCTCCGTCTGCGGCGGAGCCACCCGGTACGCCTCATCCATCGTGGTGATGACGTCACACCAGCGCCGCTCCGACTCCCGCGCGGCCCGGTCAGCGATCACCAGCGCAGCAGCGGCGGTGACCAGCACAGACACCACCACGGCCAGCAGCGTGTACCACAGGGGCTGCGACGGTCGTCTCACCGCGGTTCACCCCCCGCCCCCGCCGACGAGCCCGGCCGCGATGACCGCGCCGGCTCCGAGGGCTGCGAGGGAGACGACGACGATGGCCCGGTCGTACCGGTCTCGCCAGTCGTCCCACTCGACCGCAGCGACAGCAGGCCGATCCCCGCCGGCACGCCGAGCAGTGCCACGTACACCGCCAGCAGGGTCTCGCTGACCTGCCCGGTGATCTGCTGGTGGGTGATCCCCCCGAGTCCGACCAGGATGCAGCCGGCGTCCCGGGCCATCGTGATGAGCCTCTCGGCGCGCACGCACGTCAGCTCGCCGGGCCGGTGGGGGTGAGCCGCCGGCCCAGCTCGGCCGCGCGATCCGGCCCCATCGCCGCGACCAGCACCTCGACGACCTCGTCCAGGTCCCGGCCGCCGAGCCCGGCCAGCACCCCGTCGACGATCTGCTGCTCATCTACCCAGTCCTTGCCGGCGAGCTGGCGCAGCTGGGCGAGGACCTGCGCCTGCCACGCCTCGTCCCGCATCCGCCACTGCACCGGCTCTACGTTCTCGCCGGCCGGTGTCTTGGGCAGGCCCCGCGACCATGCCTCCACGATCCGGCTCGCCGCCTCACTCATGTCGTCATCCCCTCCCGCCAGTACCGACGCGACGTCCCGCCGAAACTGGTCCATGTCGAAACTCGGATCGGTCTTGGTGCTGGCGTGCCCGTAGCCGGCGGGCTGGTGTTCCTTGTGCCCGCCCACCCGGTTGACGGGGATGCCGAGCCGGCGCACCAGGGCGGCCACACCCCGCACGTAGGACCGGTACTGCCGGTCCGTCCATGGTTCCCCGCCAGCGTGTTGAGCCTCGATCCCGACCAACGTGTTGTTGCCGTGCCCCTGGTTGGGCCCCGACCAGCCGACCAGGTTGTGGTTGCACCTGCCGGACGCCACGACCCACCAGTCGCCGGTGCGAGACAGGTACAGCTGCGCGATCGGCGGCGGTGCCGTGTTCGACCCGTGCAGCAGGACGTTGATCTCACCAGCATCGGTGGACTGTCGGGAACCCCTCGTCTCGTGGATCGTGATACCCCGGATCGTGGAGAGGTCTGAGCCCCGGCCGCGCCACCCGGACACCTCGTGCACGGTCAGACCAGCGTCCCGCAGCACCTCCGGCAGCCACGTCAGGCGGGCCATCACTCGCCCCCGGTCGGAACGGTCGGGGGCGGCTCGACGACAAGGTTGAACACGTTGCGACAGTGGCCGCAGGCCAGACGCGACGCAGAGCCGTCCACCATGCTCAACTGGTGCCCCTGCAGGGCACACCTCTCCTCCAGTAGCAGCTGCCTCGCCTGGGCGAGCGTGTACAGCGGCTCAGGCGGCTGGGTCATCTCGACCACCGTCCTCTCATCGTCGGGGTGGCAGCTTGCGCTGCAGTAGGTCGGTGGCGGTGGCGAGCAGCCGGGGCGTGGAAGGCGCGTACGAGTCCAGGTCGAGGACGGCGGCACCGTCGGACGCCCGGTACTCGACGCCGCGCACCCGGAACACGGTCACCCCATCTCGCACCGAGGTGTTGAGGGCGTCGGGGCGGGGCAGGATGCCGCGCACTCGGATCAGCCCGGGACGGATCTCCCACGGCTGCACCATCCGCCCGGTCTGCAAATCCAAGATCGGGCGGGCGATACGAAGCCTGCCCGCGTTGGGCGGGTAGCGGCGGTCAGCCAGCCACTGGTCCCCCGCGCGCTGCGCGTCGGCTACGGATCCGACCGCGCTGCCGAGGTCGATGCGGCCCTGCCGGATCAGGCCGGCGGCGTCCAGCAGCGGCACGGTGGCGGTGCGTTCGGTGGTGCGGATGTGCCCGCCGGAGTCTCGCCACAGCACGGTGACCCGGTTGTAGAGGCCATCTGCGCTGCCCTGGCTGTCGTAGCCGTCGACCACGCTCGCCTCGTACCGCACCTGGGATGGCGTTGGAACAAACTCGAACCGATATCGGCCGGTGGGGCCCCGCTCCCACACCCGCCACGTGTGGCCGGCCTCCAGAGTTAGCAGGTCCTCCAGGATTCGGGCCGGGTCGACCCCGTCCGGGTAGGCGAGCTGGTCGATCTGGTGGGTGGTGGTGACAATCGTCGCCCCCGGCCCGTCGTACTGGGTGAGCAGTCGGCCGAGCAGATCCTCCGCCACCTCGGAGGCGAGCACATAGCTGTTCGGGTAGACGCCCAGCTCGGTGCCGGACTTGTTGTACCGGGTGCCCAGCACCACCATGTTCCAGATCGACGCCCAGTTGTCGTCGGTGGTGACGGTTCCGCCGCCACCGACGTAGGTGAGCCGCCAGTCCAGGGTGTTGCGGTCCGTGGACCAGTGGGTGCCGATCACCCGAGGAGACGACCCGCCGCCGGCGGTGGAGATGTTGTCCGAGCGGGCCACCGACCCCCCGCCGAGGCTCCCGTCGGTGCGGGCTATCGCCTCCACCCGCAGGTTGCTCGACGTTTGCCCGCCGTCCCACTGGTAGTCGCAGCGGGCCAGCCGCTGCCCTGCCCGCTGTACCGCGGTGTACCGGACGGTCACCCGCGAGTTGGTCACCACCGGCTGGCCAGACGGGAATTGCAGGACGAGGGCCTGCCGGAGGCCGGTCGTGTCGCCCGGGTCCGCGCCGACCGAGTCCTGCGCCCCCGGGGTGGCGTTGTCGACCCTCTCCAGTCCGGTCATCGGCTGGTCCACGTAGATCAGCGGAATCGTGCGGTCCCTCGTGTGGACCTGGCCGCCGAGGGCCGCCAGGTCCCACACCTGCCCATCCGAGCCGGCCGACCGGCCCGGATCCTCCAGGCGGCCCTCCCACACCGTCATCCCGGTGCGGGCATCGTGCACGGTGAGGATGCCGTAGTAAGCGATCTCGTCCGGCTGCAAAGTAAGCGGCCGGTCCAGGGACACCCGGCAAGATGTGTATCCGCCCGGGTCCGACCAGCCGAACGTTAGGTCTCGCACGTCCCGGGTGATGTGCCGCAACGCCCGCGACGTGGACAGCCGCACCGTCAGTGGGATAGGCAGGCTCATGACGCCACCGGCCTCACGTACAGGTACCGGGGCCAGTAGTAGGGGTTGACGTCGACCGAGATCGTCAGTCCAGCGCCGGGGGCGCTGGTCGATCCCACATCCCAAATCCAGTGCAGCCGGTTGGTGACACCGGGGCTGACCATCGGATATCCGCCGGCCACCTCCACCAGTTCGCTGGCACGCACCTCACCAGACGCGCCGACCCCGTACACCCGATCAGCGGCCGAGTCGACCACAAAATGGATAGGACCGCTGAACGCCGACCATTTGATCAGACACAGCCGGTCATCCGCCGGGACGAACGCCAGTGCGTCGATGTCGAGGTTGCCGGTGCCGAGCAGCCGCGCCGCCTCCAGCAGCAACGTTTGCCCCCGCACCGCCAGCGGCGTTCCCGAGTAGCCGTCCGTAGCCGGATCCGGCCCCATCGGATACTGCACCAGCCCCAGATCCACCCACCGGGGCACGATTCCAGTCGGCAGGGTCACTGTGTCACCGGTGACCGTCGCACCGTCCAGGGACACTGTCAGCCGCATCTGGATCGTATCCGCAGCGACGGTCTTCCGCGCCCGGCACCACACCCGATAGGTGCCGCGCACCTCAGGGCTCGGCGTAGCCGGGTGGGTCGCCGACAGGCGGGTCGTCATGCCCGAAATGCCGAACGTACACCGCTGGTAGTTGCTGCCGGCACCACTCATCGCCGGATCGTTGGGCTGCACAGTGGTACTCGCGGACGGCGACATGGACTCCGCCTGCAACACATACGGCACCGCCGCCGGGTCACCCCAGCGGCGCACACCGATGGCCGACATGCGACGTCCAGTATCGATCACCCCGTTGTCGACCCGCAGGAACAGCGGCGTCTCCACATCGCCCTGCACATCGGCTACGTCGAGGTACATGCCGGTAGCAGGGTCAGCGACCGCCGACCACACCGGCAGGTCGACCCGCAGGCCGTAGGCGAACGGGTCGGCCGGGATTGAGGCAGCGACCTCCTTGGTGAACGGATTCCACACCACCGACCCCGGACCGGACCGAAACGTCCGGAAGAACACCGGCTCGCTCGTGCCCGGCCGATATCGCAGCAGGCCGGTCGGCCGGTCCAACTCCCGATGCAGCCGCTGCAGCTCCGCAGCGACCTCGTCATCCGTGCCGGCTACTTGTAGAACCACGTGGAGCGTGCGGTTGCCGTACGCCGCTGCCGGATACCGCTCGCCGTCAACCAGCAGTGTGGACACCGCGGACCGGCGCAACTCCGGCAGCCCGAAGCTGGTGCCATCACGTAGCCTCCACGGCGGCCGAGCAAGATCCAGCCGTACAACAGGATCCGCGGTGATCGTGTCAACGAACTGCAGCTCGTACAAATCAGCCTGCCTTCACACTCGGGCGAATACGTTGGCCTCGCGGCCCTGGATGTAGCCGACCGTCCGGCCGTCCATCTGCACAGACACCCCGACCAGGGCGGACCGGACAGCAGCGGCAAGCATCTCCGGCGACACGGATGACGCGGCCGGGACGGCGGTGGAGGTCGGCACCGACTGGTACGACACAGGCGCGGGCCGCAGCAGTGACTGCCGCCACGCCTCCACCGCCGCATGCCCGCCAGCCGCATCAACCTCCCGGGCCGTCAGGACGTGCTCACCAGGGGCGGCCAGCACCGGCACGGAGTCGACGCCTTTCGGCCCGGTGCCGTGGATCGGGCCACCGGCGGACCGCTTGACCTGGGTGCCGCCCGGCACTTTGAGGTCACCCTTGCTGGTCCAGTACACGGTGCCCGTAATGTAGATTTTCCGATCGCGCAACTCGGCGATCTTCGCCTTCACCGCAGCGATGGCTGCGTTCGCGCTGGCCGTGTTTGCCCAGATCCCAACGACCTTCTTGCTCGGCACAACACCGAGGTTGTAGTTCAGATCCTTGACGTTCTTCGTCGCCGCGGCTGTTCCTGGCGCGGACACCTCCGTCTGCACCTGGTCCGGGATTGCCAGGTAGGCGCCGAGCAGCTCGTCGACCGCCGCCTTCGTGTAGCCGGCCGCCAGCAGGGTGGCACGCAGGCCCTCGACCTCCCGCTGGTACTTCGCGTTCGCGTCGTCGAGCGTCATGCCATGCGCAACGCGCGCCTGCCGCAGGGCGTCGATCGCCTGGAGCTGCTGTAGCACGGCGGCGCGGTTGTCCTGACCGGCCTGGCTGTTCAGGTCCAGCGTCCGCTTCCCGTCGAGCAACTCGGCCTTCAGATCGGCCAGGCCCTGGTGGTACTTCAGCGTGGCCTGGTCGAGGGACATCTGCGCGCCGAAGAGGGCATCGAAGGCTTCCTTGAGCTTCTCGACCTCCTGGGCGCTCTCAGCGGCTGTCGCACCGAGCCCGCCGACCTGGCCAGCGGTCTTACCGGTCGCAGCGCCCGCCGTTTCGAGAGCAGCGGCGTAGGCGGGGAACAGCTTGCGCAGCTCTTCGACCGAGACGCCCTCCTTCTCAGCAGCCTCGGCCAGCCGCTGGAATGCGGCGCTGGCCGATGCGGCGTTGCCGCCCTGCACCAGACCAGCGAGGGCCTGGTCCATTGCCTCCACCCGCTCACGCGTCCGGGTGAGGCTGGTGTTGGTGCCGTCGAGGCCGGGCACGACCGTCTCCAGCAGATCCTGACCCCATCGGGCGAACTGCCGGCGGTTGTTGTCCGTGTCGGCCAAGAACTTGAGGCCGACGTTGAGGTCGTCCAGGTCCTCGCCGAGCAGGCGCGCGGCCTCACCTGCGAGCTTGCCGGACTTGCCCCACTCGGCGAGCCCGGTACCGAGAGCCTCGATCTGCGGATTGAGGTCTTTCTGCATTGCGTTGAGGGCCGCCCCCGCGACCTGCAACGCTACGAACGCGACGGCGGCCCTGGTGGCACCCCGCTGCGCGGACTGCATACCCCGGGCGGCACGCTCCCCGACCGGACCAGTCGCCCGCAGCTCCGTCAGCATCTCCGCGTTGGTGCGCCTCGCCTTGAGCCAGCCCGCGCCGAGCAGCAGCGCCGCACCGGCCGCGCCGGCCAATGCCACCGCCGTACCGGACACAGCCGGCGGCAACGACCCGAACTGCGACACGAGCGCCTCAGCAGCTTGCACCAGCCAGCGAAGACCGCCATCGGAGGTCGAGCCGGCCTGAATCGCCAGCGTCTCCAACTCCCCCTTGAGCCGCTCAATGTCGCCAATCAGGTTGTCGGTCTTCCGCCTGGCCGTATCAGCCGCGTAACCCTGGTCGTCGACCTTGGTGATCCACGTCTGGATGCCGTCGGCACCCTGCTCGTAAAGGATCGACGCGGCCCGGATCGCGTCCGCCCCGAAGATCGTGGCGAGCGCGCTATTGCGCTGCTCCTGGGTCAGCCCGCCGAGCTGGGTCTTGAGCTGCCCGGCCAGCGCGGTGATGCCCACGAACTGGCCGCTGGAGTCGTAGACCTGGATGCCCAACTCCTCCATCAACCCGGCGGCCTTGTCCGTCGGGTTGGCCAACATCAACAACGCGGTCTTGAGCGACGTGCCAGCATCAGAGCCGAGCAGGCCGGCGGACGCGAACGATGTCAGCGTGCCGACGGTGTCCTCGATGGACAGACCCATCTGCGCCGACACGAGACCGGCCTGGTTGAGGGCCATGCCCATGTCGTGCACGCTGCCCTGCGCCTTGCCGGCACCGGCAGCGAGCAGATCCGCCACGTGCGGCACCTGCGACCCGGCCAGGCCGAACTGGGTCATCGCCGACGCTGCGGTTTCGGCCGCCTCCGCGACCTCCATCTGACCGGCCGCCGCCAGATCCAGGGCACCAGACAGGCCACCGCCGAGAATGTCACTGGTCTCGACACCGGCCTTCGCCAACTCTTCGACCGCAGCCGCGGCCTCGGTGGCGCTGTACGCGGTGTCCTTGCCGGCCTCGAGCGCGGCAGCCCGCAGCTGCTCCATCTCGGATGCGCTGGCGTGCGTTGCCGCCTCCACCGCCGAGAGTTGCTTCTCGAACCGGGCGCTGGCAGCCACAGCTAGGCCGAACCCGGCGACCAAGCCCAGACCCAACTGACCGGCCTGGTCAGCAACCGCGTCCAACCGGCCGGCGCGGGCGGCCTTGTCCAGCTCCGCGACGAAATCCCGAGTGGCGGACCGGGCCTGCCGCAGGCCGGCCATGTAGCCAGCCACCTCCGCTTGGAGACGCACCCCCACAGTCCGCAGGGCCACAGGTCACCGCCTCCTCACCTCGGTACGCCACAACAGCGCGCCAGCGCCCGGCTTGTCCTTGTGCTGGTCCGTTGCCAGCCGCAGCTCGTCCGTGGCCAAGCACCGCCGCGGCGGCGGAACCGTCACCACCACGTCGTCCTCCGGGGCGGTGCAGTCCCGGATGTCACCGCCGCACAGAGGGCAGCGGGTGTCCCGGTAGTAGGCCAGCGCCAACATCCACGCGCGGTCGTCGTCGGACCATTCCGGTTCGCGGCAGGTCACGGACCGGACCAGCCGACCAGACCGGTCGTAGTAGTGCCGGGTTGTCTCCCGGGGCTCCCACCCGTCCAGTCGGCGGGGAGAGATGCCGAGTCGTTCGGCCGCCTCTACTCGGACTCGGAGGTCCGCAGAATCCGCGAGGCGGCGAGCGAGAAAGGGACGTCGACCTCTTTGCGGTTGATGGCCCACGCCACGTCGAAAAGCTGGTCACACTGCCGGTCGGACAACGCCCCGTCGACCTCGTCGGACCCGAACAGCGCAGTCCAGTCCTCGTCGTCCAACACCGGAGACACCAGGCAGCGGCGCACCAGCGCCGGGAAGAACTCGTCGATGTTGACACCGAGCGCCCGGTCTCGCGCGACCACGTTGCCGTCGCCGTCTCGGCGTGGCGGGTGCTGGTCGAGGAACGCCTGCCACCGGTTGCCCGGGATGGCCCGTAGACGGAACTCGACGGTGCTGTCGGCCATCGCCGAGCGGAGCGCCTCGATCCGCTCGGCGACCTCGCGCAGCTCCCCGCCACCGTCGAGGCTATCCGCCGACGGCTGTTGAGACAGTCGCTGTAGCTCCCGGTCGGCCGCCTCGATCTCTGCGACCAGCGCGCCGTCGAGGCACAGCGGCACGTCCCGCTCGGCGAGCCGTGCCCGCTTGATTTTGTCCTTGATGCTCATGTCCTGGCCCTTCGCCCTGGCCCTGGACGCGTGGAGAGGGCAGACCGGGCCAGGTGGTCTGCCCTCTCGTATAGGGGGCGCGGTCAGGCCGCGACGGTGGCGCGCAGCTCCGGCTCGTCGGTGATGGTGATCGGCACCTCGTACCGGCTGACGGTGTTCTCCTCGATGGCGAGGCGCTTCGTCTCGCCGCACTGGGCCGGGTACATCTCCACCGGCTGGCCAGCCGCCCACGCCACGTCACGGTCGATGTCTCGGCGGATGGCGACGATGCCCTCCGCCTCCTTCACCAGCGTGTTGTAGATCGTGTCGACGCCCGTCTGCTTCTTGAAGCGGAACATGGGGTCACCGAACGAGGATCGACCGACCTTGTTGGTGTTGAACTTGCCGTCCAGTGGGGTCGTCTCGACCCGGGCAGTGTCCGGTTCCCAGCCCGGCAGGCCGTCCTTGGTCAGGATGCGGGACAGCTTGATCCCGGCGTTCAGCTCGGCCACCGTCGGCGCAGCCAGGTTGGCGACGGCCGGCAGCCAGTAGACGAGGATCTTGCCGTCGACGATGATGTCCGCCACGGTGCTACTCCTTTTCTTCTGTGGCGGATGCCCGCCGGGTCTTTGTGGTCACCGGTGGGGCCGGCTGCTCGGGGGCGGTAAGCGCGGGGTGATCCCCGCCGATCGCCAGGTTGGGTTCGGCGGGCGGGTCGCACGGTTCCCAGCCCTCCGCCCGCCAGGCTGATACGGCCGCGTCGGCGAACCGCTGCACACCCCCAGTCTGCGGGTGCCGCATCCACGTCCAGGTCGTCATCTCCGCCTCACAGCCGGATCAGCTTGTAGGTAACCGACGCGGCCGCAGACACGGTCACCGTGGCCACACCGGTCGCCGGATCCACCAGGGCGGGACCGAGCCGGAACCACCGGTCGGTGCCGTTGGCCACCGCCTGCGCCGACACCAAACCGGCGTTACCAGCCGGGGTACGGCCCGGATCGACCAGCGTCACATCCACGCTCGCCGCCGCCCCGTTGATGACGTTGAGCAGGCACCCCCGGGTGCCGATGTCCCCCGCCGAAATCGTGTTGCTGGTGCCGATCGCCGCCGGAGCGACGTTCGACGCGGACTGTGTGACCGACGAGGCGGTCAAGAGCGCCATGCTGATGTCACCTCCATGACAATGACCTCCACCGACCAGGGGAGGTTGAAGATTGCAAATGGCCGGTACGGTGGCCGGCATGACTCAGCAGGAATCACGGTGGAGCCTCGCCCACACCGGCAACCGGGTACTCCTTGCCATCGCGGTCGGGCTGCTGCTATCGGCCCTGTGCGGTACGGCTGGCCTGACTGGCGGTGTCCGCGTCACCGTGTTCGCGGCGGTCGCCGGGGTGAGCTACGTGCTGGTGACCCTGCTGCACCATTTCCGGCAGCGCTAGGCCGGTAGCGTCTCCAGCCTGTAGACGTCCACCTGATCCATCACCAGCACCCCGGTGGTCTCGTCCCGCTGCGGTGGTTGACCGTCGTCCTGACGGATCGGCCAGCATTCCCGACCGGCTATCACCGGCACCACGTTGAGCAGTTGTCCGCGGACTCGCCCGGCCACCGCTCTGGCTGCTGCGGCGTTGCCGCCGACACAGTGCAGGTAGGCGGTCAGGACGATCCGGTCGGAGTCCATGTCCAGGCTGGTCGAGTCGGCCGGCATCTCGCCGGAAGGCGTTCGTACGGTGAGGTAGGCCAGCACGTACGGCGGTGTTCGACCCGCCGGCACCGCGCCGTCGAGCACCACCAGCGGCACCGTGCCGGGAGCGGCAGCAAGAAGGTCCAGCAACGCCTGGGCGTGGGCCTGGATGATGCTCATCGGCCCTCCCAGTGCTTCGCCGCCAGGTCTTCCAGCGCCCGCTCGAACCGGGGCAGTTCTTCGTCGGCGGCCGGCTTGATGTGCGGAAGTGGCGCGTTCTTCAGCGTTCCGTACTCCAGGATGTTGCCAAGTGCGCCCTGCCTCTTGCCCTTGTCCGGGCCGATCTCCGCCACGGCCGAGTTGCCCGTCACCTGCGTGTCGTAGGTGATGCTGTACGGGTAGGCGGGGGCGTGGGGGTGGCCGGAGATCCGCTGACGGGCGTCGGTCTTGATGTTCAGCGCACCCTTCTGGACGACCTTCCGCACCTCGGGCATTGCGTCGACCAGCACTTCGTCGAACTCGCCGACCAGGCTCTGGATCTCGTGGTACTCCCACTGCTCGCCCACGTCAGCTGGTCCTTTCCTGCACCTGCACCCGCCTGGCCGTGGCGTGGGTCTTGTGCGCCAGGTCCCGCACCAGGAACACCCGGCCCGGCAGGTCCGGGTCGTGCGCGCTGGCCGTGATCAGCACCTCGTCGTCCACCGCCAGGCCGGTCACGGACATGGGCAGTTGCACCTCCAGGCGCAGCATCAGCACATGCGCCTGGCCCGGGTCTTGGGCGGTGGCCTGCGCCGTCGGCTGTTGCACCCTGCACCGGCCGGCGTACAGCTGCTGGTAGGTGGGGGTGATGACCCCGGTGTCGGGGTCGGTGGTCTCACCGGTACGGCGACGGATGGTGCAGGCGTCGACCATCAGCGCCTCGGCGGCTCGACGTCCCCGGGCCAGCAGAGCAGCGGCAGCCAGCGACATCAGCCGCCCCCGATCTTGGCCAGGCCACCGCGCTGCCCGTACTGCCGGCGCAGCGCGGTACGCAGATGCGTGGACGCCTCAAATCGCGCGGCGATCGCCGAGTACGTCTCGGCGTAGTCGTCGATCTTCAAGCTGGTCGCGGCGCTGGGGTTGGCGGCCCAGTCCCGGACCACCGCCAACACCGCGCCCCGGGCCAGTTGCAGGCCCTGCGCGTCCGGCGCGTAGCCGTGCGAGTAGACGACGGCCACCGTGGACGGACGGTAGGCGCCCGCAGCCCAGCCGCCGGCACGCCACAGCCGGGACCCGAATCGCTGCCAGTCGCTGATCGGCTCACCGTCGAGGGTCACCGACGTAACCGCGGTGACCGGCCGCTGAGGAAGCCACAGCCACGACCCGGTGTCACCGAGCAACGTGATGCTGTCGTCGGCCACCGCGACCAGGCGCTGCCGAGGCTCCGCCTGCACCACCGCCGTGCCGACCTCCACCAGCATCGTCAGGCTCGCCTGCTGTCCGGCGTCGAGATCGGCCCAGACGAGCCCGAGCAGGGAGGCGAGATCCTGCGGACTCGCCAACTGGTCAGCCATCGGTCCCCGCCTCCCCTCGTGCTACTCGCCGGCGTCGACGATCGCGGTGAGATCCGCGACCAGGGTGGACCGTGCCTTGCCTGCCTGCTCGACGTCGAGCGCCCGAGCGGCCCGATCCGGGTTGCCGTCGACCCAGGCGAGGATCTCGGCGATGGTGCCGGTCGGCACCTTGTCGTCCTGGTCGTCGTCCGGGCTGGCGGGCTCGTCGTCGACCGGCTCGATATGCCCCTGTTCCAACAGGGCACGCACCTCGGACTCCGGCACGTCGCCCGGCAGCAACAGCCCCTGACGCACATCTCGACGGGCACGAGCACTCGGAGCCTCCGGGACGCCCATCTCCACAGTCACGTACCCGGCGATCACCCGATACGCCATGACGGTCAGGCCTTCAGACCGCGGATGACGGCGTGCGCGGCCTGGTTGCCGTACTCCAGTCCGATCTCGCCGTACAGCATCGACCGGTCCGCCGACCCCTCCTCGGGCAGTTCCTTCTCGAACAGGAATCCGCGGCCCGGGATGTTGAGGAACCGGGGGGCGAGCTGGTCGAGGGTGACGACCGCGAGCGCGTCACGCGGCACGGCCTGGTCGAGCAGGATGCCGAAGGTACCGAAGTCGGTCTTGATGGTGTCGACGGACACGCCGCCGACAGTCCGCGACGGGCCGATCGGATCCGTCTTGGCGTACGCGTTGGCGTAGGCAACGCTGAGCGCCCGCCGCTGCGTCGAGTTGCACAGGAACACGGCGGTGGACTCCTCACGCATGCCGCCGCCGTCCCACGCCATCTGGATCAGGTCCTCCACCACCGTGGTGTTCAGGTCCGTGGTCCACGGCACGGTGTACGACACGGTGGCCGTGCCGATGGTGACCGCCGGCCCGCCCACCGTGGCCGCCACCTTGAAGGTGTTGGTGGCCACGTCGCGCACGTAGTAGACCCGGCCCGGGAAGATGCCGGTCGACGCGCCCACGTCGGTGAACACGATCTTGTCGCCGTTGACCCGGTCGGTCGTGGTCTCCGTGATGGTGTCCGTCGCGGCGGACAGGCCGGTCGCCCCGTCGGTGGCCTTGTTGACCACGTTGCTGGTGATGGCGGCCAGCAGGCCTCGGGTCTTACGCGGGGTCGCGTTCGTCGTCGGGTTGCTGTACGTCCCGTTGATGAAGCTGAAGTTGATGTCGAGCGCCATCTGCTTCAACGCCTGGACGACCTGCCAGGAGTGCTCGTCGTCGACCGGGTTGCTGCCCGGCAGCCCCCGGTACGGGGCGGACGACGGGGTGGCGATCTGACGCGAGGTGGCCTGCTTCGTCCACGACGTCTCGACCGTCTCCTGGTGGATCTCGACGACGTTGCGGACGTTGGCCCGGACGCGGGATTCGGCCGTCGGCGCGTTTGCGCCTTCCAAGCGCTGCCGCTGGTGGCTCGCGTCGCGCAGGTCATAGGTCTGCCACTCGAACTCGGTGGCGCCGGCCTCTCGGCCGCCGGACAGTCCGCCGATCGCGCTGAGGAACGGGGTCGTTTCCCGCGACAGGGCGAACAGTTCGCCCACGTAGTTCGGCAGGTTGAAAGTCGTGCCCTGCCCGGTGATTCCGGCCATGCTCGGCCGCTCCTTTCGGTATCGGGCGCCGGATACCGGGCCCTGGTCACTTGCTGGTCTGGCTGGCCTTCTGGCGCTTCAGGCTGATCACGCGCTGCCAGTCGCCACGCGTCTCTGCATCGGCAATCTGGACGTCCAGGTCGGCCGGGGCGGTGCCGCGTGCCCCCTGCGACGGGTCCGGTGCCGGCATACGCGGCCCGGCCGGCGCGGTGGGGAACAGAGCCAGCAGCGCGTCAGCGTCGGCCAGCAGCTCCTCCCGGGTCGCCCCCTGAAGCCGTGCCGCCTGCTGCGGGGTCAGGCCTCTCTCCGCGGCGACCTCAGCCCGGTATCGGGCGGACCGCTCGGCGGCCAGCTCGGTCTCGTGCTGGGTGAGTCGTTCGGTAAGCCGCTCCAGGTCGGTCCGGCCGTCGCCGCTGGGCTTGCCGCCGAGCAGGTCAGCGATCTGCTTCAGCGGGGCGAGTTCGCCGAGCTGCTTCTCCAGTGCCTTCCGAGCTTCACGCTCGGCGGCGAGCGCCTTCGTGCCCCCGGGGCCAAGCGGCTCATCGGCGGGCGGCGTGGACGGCGCCGGATCAGCCGGCGGGGTGGTGGGGGGCGTCGCCGGATCGCCCGGCGGCGGGGTAGTCGGGTCAGGCTGGGTCATCGCGACCTCTCGGGTTGGTGACCCGGCATCGCGCCAGGTCAGATGATGTATCCGTGCAGCCGCAGCAGGCGTAGCGTCTCGCTGCGGTCGCGGGCGTCGCGGTAAATCTGCTCGGGCATGAGCCGTATCGGACGGCCGATGCCGCGCCGGGTCGTCGCCTCCCGCGTCAGCAGCCGCCCGCCCGCCTCGTACATGCCCCGGCGGGCGTTGACGACCCGCGCCGGATCCGCGCCGGATCTGATGGCCTCAGCGCCGGCCACCGTGAACGCCTTGGCCTGCTCCTCACGGGTCATCGCGTCGAACGCCGCACGCGGGTCGGTACGCAAGTCGCCAGCCGTGTTCTCAGCCGCCGGAATGTGGATGCAGTCGCAGCGGTAATCGAGGGTGGCGCCGGAACCCGGTCGACCACCCGTACCACCTCCCCGCGAGGATCAAACACCTGCCGCACGTCCGGCCGACAACCATCCGCACATAGCCGGTCGCCTGCCTACGTGCCACCGTCGCGACCTGATCCGCGACACGACCAGCGTCCGCCACTTGCGTCCGCACAATCATGTCCAGGTGCACGTACCCGCCGGCCAGTGCCCGGCCAACCGGTGCACCCTGCCCGATCGCAGTCAGGGACGTCACCACCGGCTGGTACAGCAGGCTGTCCAGCGGACGGCCGTCCGAGGCGACACCGGTCAACGCCGACGACACCAGGAGTCCCACCGGTTCCGCAGCCACCCCCTGAGAGGCGAGCACCGCCGACAGGTAGCCGTCCGCCTGCTGCGCTGCGGCCTGCTGCGCCCCGACCAGCGTCACCAGCAGCCGCACCAATTCGCCATGCCACGACCCGGCGATGTTGGCCGGATCGACCCGACGCCACGCGTCCCGGGCAGTCTGGGCGACAGCCCGAATCAGCCTGCGCCGGTCCCGATAGTGGCGCAGCGCCACAGCCTCAGGCGACACCAGCCGGCTCCGGCTGCGGCACCGACGCCCGGTTGGCCAGATCATCGGCGATCAGCCGGACCGGGTCCTGCTCAGCCGCCGCCTGGTCCTCCGCCTCCATCCGCCGAATCTGGCCCGGCGTGTAGCCCATGTCCTCCCGGGCCTGTCGCTTCGTGATCGCACCAGCGGTCAGCAGCTTGGTAGCGGCGTCCGCAGCCTGCGCCCTGGTTGGGGTAGCTGCGTCACGCCACATGACCTCGATGCGCTTCGCCCGCGGATCCTCCTGGCCACCCTCCTGCAACCGGCGTACCTGCCGGGCCGCCCGCCGGTGACCACCGCCGAACGCCACCTGAGCCCGCTCGGCCCGGCGGATCAGCCGCACCTCACGCGCCTTCAACGCCTCCGCCGAGGCCGGGTTGTCAGTGGTGTAGCCCATCACCGACGGATCCAGCCCGAGCAGACCAGCACACAACCGGGCGAGCTGGTTAAGCGTGTCGTGGAAGTTCGCCAGGCTCGACGCTTGGAACTCGTGCGGCTTGACGTCACCGGCCGTCTCCGTCGGCACCGTCAACAGCCGGCCCATGATGACCTGCAACGCCGATTGACGGTTACCGTCGGCGTCCTGTAGATCCTCGGGCCCGATACCGAAGATGGCCCGCAGCGGGATCGCGTGGAACTCAGCCGCGACCATCATGTCCGTGGCGATCTTGTTCGCCGCGTGCGACAGGCTGAGCATCGCCGGAGTCAGTTCCGACCGCCCGTACCGGTCCGCCGTACGACCCCGGTTCACCAGCGGCGAAACCAGCACCTCGCCCAGGCCGTGCTCATCCCGGCCAGTCTCACGCCAACCCTGCGGCCCCTGGTCATACCAGACCGTCCGATCCGGCAGGTACAAGGTCGCGTACTGCTCCGGCAACCGCGCCAGCGAGTCCTGATCCTCCCGCCACCGTCGCAGCGCCGCCCTCGGCACTCTCGTACGCGGGTCGATGTCGGCGTACATCTCCAACGGGCTTTCGACCGCCACCAGCGGAGTGTCCGAATCATCACCGGTGCCGACCGAGATGTACGACCGGCCCATCACCAGCGCATCAACGTGCGCCATGGTGACCTCGGCATCCATCTGGTTATCCCGCCACACCCGCAACAGATTCGCGTCAGCCGCGTAGGACGCCAGCTCCTCCGGCGACGCGTCCGTCAGGTCGTCGTCCTCCGGATACCGAAACGCCAGCAGGTCCAACCGCTCCTCAAGCGGGTCAACGGCCAGCATCGGCCACCCGAGGCTGACCGGCTGGATCCGGCCATCCAGCTCACGCTGGATCTCCGGGTGCAGGTAATGCAGCGGCGCAGTTCCTTCGTACAGCGAGTTCAGCTCTTTGAGCTGTGGCAGGCGTGCGTCGTGGCGTTGCGCCAACCACGTCAACCAGCCCAGGTCATCGGTAGGCAGCGCCACGGCACCTCCTTCACCTCACATCACGATCAGCTTCCGGCGGGTCTTCGGCTTCGGCCACAGCCCTGCGGCGGTCACGTCACCAGCCGCCTCGTGGCAGATAATCGACGTGACGCAGGCGTCGATTTTTTGAGCCTGCGCCGGCTTGCCGAGCACGTACCGGCCGTTGTTTCGAGCGAGCTTCCGAGCGTTGCGCACCTGAATCGCAGTGATCCGGCACCCGTCGTGGGTCCACCCGGAGTCGACCTTGTTCACGTCAGTCAACAAGCGCTCGGCAGCAGCGTGCATCTGCACCGGCCGGTACGTCTCCCAGCGAACCACCCGCTTCTCGCCGTACTGAGCGGCGAACTCGTCCAGTTCGGTCTCCCAGTACGGCGGGTCGCCATACATCCGAACCACCTGGTAGCGGGCGAACAGTTCGTCAACGGCGGCGCGCACCTCGGAGCGGGGCACCTGCCCGGACCACTGGGCGGGATCCCAGATGGTCGGCCGCCGGTCCGGCCCGTACGTCGGGGTGAACTGGTAGCCGGCCTGCGTCTCGGCACGGATCACGGTCCAGTCATCCACGTCTGAGCCGTCGAGGCCCAACACAATCGGCGTACCGTCCGGCACCTCGCGGGGCGCTGCCCGGGCATCCCACCGTTCGCCGTTGCACCACGAGCCCGACCCGTACACCAGCCGGTTACCGAAGAATCTTTCGGCCTGAGCCGGATCGGTCTCCATCAGCTCGGCCGCGTCCGCCTCGATGCTATCGAGGTTGACCCACCAAGAACCGGCGTAGACGTACTCGTGGATCAAGCGCCGCTCCCGCTTGACCGCGTACCGCAGCGGCTTCCCGTCCCGGCCTCGCAACGCCTTGTCCGGGTCCCGATAGAACCGGAAGATGTCCTTGCTCGCCGATTCGTAGGTTCGCTGCGCGTAGGAGTCCTCGGCCGGGTTCCACGCATTCGTGGTTGCCACAGTCCGGCCGCCCATGCCGGCGGCACCCCGGCGCTGGGTCTCCGCGACGTCGATCATCTTGTTGGCCTTGGTGTACAGGCCAGCCTCGTCCTGCATCGCGAACGTGATCGGGTTGCCCAGTCGTGTGCGCGCAGACGAGGTCACCACATCGATCCGGTCCAGGTCCTCATCGTCGGACAGGCCCGCGATGCGGATGAACCCTTCTCGGACCAGTAGCAGTTCGCTGAGCGGGCCGAGCCGGATCATCGCCTTCAACGGCTTGTAGACGTTATCGACCTGGTCCTCGGCGTTTGCCGTCAGCTGGATCAGCGGCGACGGGTGACGCATCCCCTTCGGCTCACCCGGCAGGTACTCGTACTCCCAGCCGCAGCCGCACCCGTTGTTATCGCACCGGTAGACGTCGCCCTCTTCCGCCCAACCAGCGAACAAGCTCGGGCCGCATGCCTCCACCGCAACCAGCGACGCCGACCACGGGCCCTTGCCAGTCTTCTGCGGCGCAGCAATCAGCGACCGTCGGTAGACAAACGCCTGGTTCAGCAGCACCTGGTTGTGCTCGTCGGCGTCCTCGGGCGCAACGAACCGGATGCCCTCGCGGACCCGATAGTGGTTCGCGGTGCACCAGAACTGCCAGTCGGCCTGCCGAAACGGGTCGCCCCGCTTGAACTTGTCCGGGACGCGGCAGTGCCGCTCGATCCAGGCGTCGATCAGGTCGCCGAGGGTGGGGAAGTCGACAACGAACTCACTCATCGCCGACGGCGCGCAGCCGCCGCTTGGGCTTGGCCGCCACGGTGGTGGTCTGCTCGCGCTTGGCGGCGACCTCGTCGACGGCGATCGCCCAACCGTTCTCCTTCATCCCGGCCGGGCTCAGGCCGATCTGGTCGGCGAACCGGTGCAGCGAGTTCTTGTCGGCGGCGGTAGCGTCGGACGACTCACACAGCGCCGAGGTACGCACCCACATCGCGACCGCATGCCAACGCCACGGCTGCGTCGACCAGGCGCAGGCCTGCGGGGTGCGCCACGCCCACCGCCACAACTCCCGCTCACGGTCGCTCCGGTCCTCGGTAGCCTCCTGGTCAAGCTCGCGGACCTTCTGCTTGTCGACGAAGTACTCATGCCAGACGGGCAGGTCCGGCAGCGGAAAGTCCGGCACCTCGCCGTCGTAGCCCTCCGCCGGGAGCGCGGTCAGTTTGTAGCTGCGCCGGTCCGATCGGGCCGACTTAGGGTCGGGCGTGGGGCCTGACCGGTTACGTGCTCCACCACGTGCCATGTCGATCGCTCCTCAGCCGCATCGCGCGGCATCGGGTGGCCGTCACATCGCGTGACGATCCTTGGTCGTTCTGAATGTCTGAACCCTCCGCACATCCCGGAGCCCTCCCCGGCGGTCCCCTGACCTGGGCGTCTAGGGGGTCACCCCCCACCCCTGGTGACGGAGCGTAACGGCGGTCAGGTGGTGTGCCATCCGCCTGGCTGATGCTGTGCCGTCTCCTTGCTGTGGCATGGCGCGCACAGTGGTCGGAGTTGGTGGTCTGCGTCGGGGTCTGCCGCGCCCTGGGCTACAAGGTCGCGTCGGCTAGTGGGCCAGTGGTCGGCGACGGTGGCGAGGCCGTGGCAGAGGCGGCAGATGGGGTTGCGTTGTAGGTAGGCGGTGCGTCGTCTGCGCCAGCGTGCGTTGTAGCCGCGCGATGCTGCGGTGCCTCGTGCCTGCTCGGCTTGCTGTCGGTGTTGGTCGCAGCGTCCGCCAGTGGTCAGCTCTGGGCAGCCTGGGGTTGAACAGACTCGGAGCGCTCGGGGCATGGTCACCTCCGTGCTGTGCGGGCAGGCGCAGCCATCGCCTGCCCGCTTCCCCAGCGACCCAGCACCGTTCCGCCACGGAACGTTTGTGTTAGACGTGCTCGGGCCAGTGCCAGGTGCCGCCGCGGTGGGCGGCGTCGGCCTGGTGCACGCCGCAGTTGAAGAACAGGCCTTCGGGGTTGAGCACGGCCAGGTCGACGTGTCCGATGTGCTGTCCGGCCTCGTTGACGGCGGGGGTCTGGTAGTTGTCGACGGCGGTGATGGCGGCCCGACAGACGCTGGGGTACTCGCCATTCGGCGTGCCGTAGCTGGTGTAGTGGACGATGCGGCCAACGCTGGGCTGTGGCATGGCGGCTCCTCGCTGGAATGGCAACAGCCCGGGAGCGTCACGCTCGACCGGGCTGTTGTTGGGCCTCACTGCCGTTGGGTATGAGGCTGCGCTGAGCGCAAGCGTAGCAGATCATGACCCTGGTTGGTCATTTCGGACACGCTGCTATCGGAGCTTGCGGAGTTGCTCGGGCCGCCACCCGGATCCGACCGCTGCGACGCGCCACCAGTCGTGGATTTCGTCGCGCAGGTAGTCGGCGATGGCGGGTGCAAGGTCGGGTACGGCTGCGGGGAACGCTCGCAACACGGCTTTCTGCCAGTCGGCGTTGCGGGGTGGGCTGGGCAGGTTGAGGCGGCTGTGCCAGGTGGAGATGCCTACGTAGATCTCGGCGAGGCGGTCGATGGTGTCGAGGCGGGCGGGTGGCCGGCTGGTGGGGGCTCGGCGGGTGATGTTGCCGCCGCTGTTGGCGCTGGGGGTGCAGGCGTCGCGGAGTGCGTCGAGGAGGCTGGGGTGGGTGATGATCCGGCCTTGGATGGCGACGTGGATGGGTTTGGTGAGTTGGTCTACGTCGGCGGTAAGTGTGTCCGCGTGGGCGGTCGGGGTCATCACGTTGGTCTCTCCCGGGTCGGTACGGGTGGTGCGGGGTGCGGGGTGGTGGCCGCCCCGTGGTGGCGGCGGCCAGCGGGCGTCAGGACGGGTCGAGCCATCCGAGGTGGCGGGCGGTGGAGGTCAGGATCTGCATCAGCTGGTCGCTGATTCCGTAGCGCTGCTGCTGGATTGGCAGGCTGGCCGCGAGGCTGCCGTCCGGGTGGCGCTCAGTGGCAGCCCGCCAGTCGGCGAGCATTTCGATCAGGTCGACGAGAGTCATGCCGCTGATTCCGCCCTGGTGGTGCTCTGGGTGGTGCCGGTTGTGGGCGTAGTGGTGGGTGAGCGCATCGCCCATTGCTGTCCGGTGGCGTTCGTACTCGGCGGTGCCGTAGGTGGTGGTCCGTAACAGCGGGACGGTCTCGTTGTAGGCGGATAGCTCGGGATCAGCGAGCTTGCTGAGGTCGTGCTCGACGGCTCGGCGGGCCAGATCGGCGACCACGGGGGCCAGGAGGGCGCCAACGCGGAGGCTGTGCTTGAGGGTGTCGGCGGTGCTGTCGTAGCCGGCCATGGGGCTCCTTAGGCGGTGTGTGCGGTGTCGGGGGTGCTGGTGGGTGCGTCTGGTGTGGACGGTGGCTGTACGGCCGTCTGGGCGGGCTGGCGGGGCATTGTGGCGGTCACCGGTCACCGCCGATCACGCGGTCGTCGACGTCGGCCTTGGCGGCGATCTGGCGGGCGCGAGCAAGCGCATCGAGCAGTTCCCGCGTCGACCAGCGGCGATGCGGAATCACCTCGCCGAGTAACGCGCCAAGGCCTGCGCGGGCCCACTCGAACGGATAGTGGCCGGCGGCGTGCGAGTTAGCCACGTTGCGGGTTACGGCGATCCACTCGTCGAGGTCGGCGACGGTGAGCGGTGCGCCATCAACTGGCGCGGTGGTTGCGAAGAGTTCGAGCTGCGTGGTCACCGGTCACCGCCGGTGGCGCGGTCGGTGGCGTGCAGGGCAGCGGGGCAGCGGCCTTGACCGGCCTGGCATAGCCACGACCAGTGTTGGGTGCAGAACTGGCCGGGCTTGGGCCGTTGAGTGGCGGCACTCTCGGCGGCGGGCTCCTCCGCGCGCGTGGCGGAACCGGGGGCCGGGGCGGTGTACGGCGGCGGGGTGCCGTAGTGGGCGAGTGCATCGGCGAGGGTCATGAGTGCCGACCGGCTGAGCCGGGTGGAGTCGGCCACCGCTCGGGCGGCGGTGATGACGGCGTCCCCTGCGGCGAGGTCGTCCTTGAGGGACTCGGCCTCCCGCCGGGCCTGGGCAAGGTCGGCGCGGGCCTGCTCCAGCTCGGCGGCGAGTTGGTCACGTACGACGTACATGGCGTCGAGGGCCTGGTGGGCGGTCTCGGCGGCCAGTGGCGGCTGGCCGCTGTCGAGCCGGCCATAAATGCGGACGTACGACGCCAGGCGCCGGTATTTGGTGTTGGTGCTGTGTCCGTCCCACTCGCCGTCGTACGCGGGCAGGTGCCAGGAGACCTGCCCGGTCGGCAAGTCGATGTAGACCACAACCGGCCGCGGGTCGCCGACATCCACGCCGACACCGGCCGGAATGCCGGCGTCGCGGGCCAGGGTGAGCGCGGCCCAGACCAGCCGGTTACGCCGGTTGTAGCGGGCGGTGGTCTCCGGGGTGTCGGGGCCGGTGTGTCCGTGTCGGGATGGGTCGGTGGCGGCGATGGCGGCCAGCACGTCGGCGAGGCGGGTGTGGGTGGCTGGGGTGAGTGGCACGTCGGTGAGGCGTACTCGGTCGGTCATGACTGCGGGTCTCCCTGGATCTCTCGGTGGCGTGCGAGGTAGCCCTCGACCCAGCCCTCGCGGTAGGCGTAGCTGGCAACGGGCGCAAGGGCGGCTTCGGTGGCGTGGGCTACGTCTTGGCCGGCGTCGAGGATGCGGCGGATGACCGCCGGGGGCAGCTCGACGGCGGTGGTGCGGTCGGGGTCCTCAGCCACGGGCGGCCTCCGACTGGATGTAGCCGGCGTCGGCCAGGAGGCGGATCAGGTTGTCGCCGGTCATGACGACGTATGCGTCACCGGGGCTGGTCTTACCGCGACGTTTGACCCAGGCGAGGCCGATGCGGGCCCCGTCGTTGACTCGCTCCTGCTCGGCTTCGGTGACGTACGCGCTGAGGGTGATGGTCTTTTCGTTCTTGGCTTCGATGACAAGGCCGGGGATGCCGGCGATGTCGCCTCGGTCGAGGTTGCCAGCAAGGGCTCGGCGTTCGGTTTGGGTGGCTCCGGCGGTGCGGAGATAGCCGACGATGGCGGTTTCCCAGGCGGTGCCCTTGTCGCGGTTGCGGCTCACGCGGGCACCTCGGTCTGGTCGAGCCGGCCGGCGGCGATGTCGACCAGCAGGGCGTCAATGTCGTACGCCCACCGGGTGTGCCGTCCGACGAGTTGGGCGTAGGCCATCTCGCTGCGGGTGGCGTCGCCGGGCTCACCGTCGGGGCAAATGGCGATGACGAGGTCGCTGCGGCGGATCGCGGCGTGGTGTCGCAGGACGAGGTTGGCGTACTGCTCGGGGGTGGGTGTCGGCTCGCCCGGCAGCGGTGGGGTGGGTGCGTGGACGAGGTGGCCGGCGAGGGCGAGTGCGCGATGTACGCGGGTCAGGTCGCGGCCGGCTCGGGTGAGGCTGCCGCAGAGGGTGATGGTGAGGCGGGTGGTCATCGGGGTCTCCTCAGAACGGGCAGTTGCCAGTGGTGGCAACGCGAGCGGGCGGTGGGGTGTTGGCGCGGTGCTCGGCGGGGATCTGTCGGCGGCAGGTGTGCTGGGCAAGCACCGGCCCGGCCTTGGCGAGCGAGGTGCCGGCGATGCGGCCGGCGTCGCGGTGGATCAGGCCGTGGCGGGTGAGGGTGTAGGTCTGCAGTCCGGCGATGAGGGCGTGGATCTCGCCTGCGCGGTTGAGTGGGGTGAGGTCAACGCGGGCGAGTAGTCCTTCGGCGACGCCGACGATGACGGGGGTGCCGCAGCGGAGGTGGATGCCGGCGGCAACGGGGGTGGTGATCAGGTGGGCGGTCATCGGGGCCGCCAGCCGTTGCAGAGTTTGCCGAGTTTGCAGAGTTCCTCTCGGCGGCCCCACATAAAGCGCCTAACAACTTGATTACGCACTGTGATTACTTCGTAAGTCGTACGCGCGGTAAGGGCTAAAACAAACTCTGCAAACTCGGCAAACTCTGCACCCCGATTACTCATCGCTACAAAAGCGGCTTTCATCGTGACTCTCCGACCATCTGGATCTTCCAAAGGCCAGCGCCAGTCCGATCCTTGCCAAGAGACCGGACGGTCAGGTTTCCAGCCCAACGGCCTTCTCGGTTGGCCAGCCACCGCCCGAGCGACCGGCCGATGCCGGCAACCCCAGTGGCGGATCTGGCTGCCTTCTCGGCGAGGTCGGTCGGTAGCGCGTCGATCGGGATGGGTCGCCGGTCGATCAGCGAGCCCGTGTCAATCGAATCGATCACCTCTTTGCCGGTCCACGGTCGGTTGCTGAAGACCTCGCGAATCTTTGCCAAGAAGTCGCGCCACTCGTCGTCGTCGGACCCGGTTTCCTGCCGGGCGGACTCGGCGTCGGCGAATCGACCAGGCACGCCAGCGTGGGCGAAGATGCCGTCGACTGTCTCAATCCAGCGGGCGTACGAGTCACTGCCCCGCTCGCCACGGGTTGGGGCACCGTCGCTGATCCAGCCGGCGGCGATGGTGAGCAGCGCGCAGATCAACTCTCCCCGTCGAGCACGGACCCACTCCTCCAGGTTCTTGATGGCGAAGTCGGTGCGCAGGTGCGGGTCTGGCACGCCAGGGTCGATGGTGCACCAGAGGGCGCGGCGGCTGAGGTCACCGCCGAGGGACAAGTTGTTGCCAGTGATGACCCAGAGCCGATCGTTCTTGGCGTTGATCATCTCGTTGGCGCCGAGCCTGCGGTCATCCCATTTGGCCGACGTCAGCAGGCCGGCCATGACCGATGAGCGCAGCACCCCAGTGACGTTGTCGAAGTGGACGACCGGCCCGGTGGTGTGGTCGAGGATGGTGGAAATTTGCTTGCGCAGCTCGTTCTCGTCGCCGGGCATCTCGGACCGGAATACCCCGCCGTGGATGATGCGGGCGATGTTGGCGAGCAGGGTCTTCCCGCTGCCTGGCTGCGGTGCGCCGATCGCGCCCAGCTTGTACGGCGGCGGAACCAGGTCACGTAGCAGCGGCGTGATCAGCATGCCGTAGTAGTTGACCCGGTCGTGCTCGCTGAGGAACGCGAACCCGGCCACCATCTCGTCGAGCAGGGCGACCGCGTTGGCGACCTGGACGACGGTGGGCCGCTCGGAAATCGGCGGAATCGTCAGCCCCGGCTCGGGCAGGTGAAGCAGTCCGGTGGTCTGGTCGTAGCCGGGCTCGGACAGTACGGTGCCGTCTGCGCGCAGGATTGGCGAGTGGGTGACGCCTCGCAGCGGCCGCAGATTTGGCAGCATGTCGGGGACGTCAACGGCGACGTGGGCGGCTGCCCGCGGGAACAGGGCGGGTACGGCCTCCCAGTCCTCGTCACGTTTCGCCATCTTGTAGACGCCGTACGTGTATTGGATGCGAGAGGCGAGGGTGGAGTCACTGACGACACGCACCTGGGCTGGCCCGTCGTCGTCCTTATCGGTGCCGGTCGGGATGTAGCCGTCTTCGCCTTCGCGGGGGGTGTGCACGATCTCAGGAGCCCGGTAGAACATGCCGGCCAGGCGACCTCGTCCGATCTCGTCGCGCAGCCACTCCGCAGCCATCGCCGCGTTGCTGACGTCGAGTTCTGCCGTCCACGCTCGGGGCTTCGGTCCGGTCGCTGCGGGCACCGCGCTGTCGAGCACCCGGGCGGCGGTGCCGTCCACGGCGGCCAGGTTGCGGCCGTTGGCCCTGGCCGGCGGCACCAGTTCGGCGATTGCGGCCCGCTGCTCGGCGGCCGGGTCGCGGGGCGGTAGTGGGGTGCCGTAGCCGAGGCGGGCCAGTTCACGGGTGGCCGCGCGGGTGTCCCCGCCGTGGTGTAGCAGGGCGTACACGTAGGGCTTGGTCATTTCCTGCTGGACGGGCAGGCCGGCGTCGTCGGAGAACACGTAGAGCCGGTCGCGGGCGGGGTCTTTGCCGGTGGTGGCGGAGATGCCGGCGGTGGTCTTGCCGGGGCGTCGCCATTCGCAGTAGGTGCCGGGTGCGCCTTTGGTGATGGTCCAGCCGGCACCGCCGAGCAGCAGCTGGTCGTCCCAGGCAACCTGCTGCTCGAAGTCGTCGTTGGGGGTGATCTCGCCGGGGCCGCGCACCACTTCGAGCCGACGCTGCACGGGCACCGGTGGCGGGGCGGGTTCGGGGTGCCGCTGCTGGGCTGCGGTGAGGCCGGCGCGCAGCTGGTTGAGGCTGTATCGCTCGGGTTGGGCGTCGACGATGCGGCAGGGCCGGGCGAGTCCTTCTTTGCGGTTGACGGTGCCGGGGATGCGCAGTACGCGGGCGAGGTCGCTGACGCCGGTGCCGTAGTGCCAGCCGAGGGCGGCGGCGGACCGGCCGATGGCGGCCTGCCAGCGGATGGAGAGTTGTTCGATGTCGGCGAGGTTGTCGGCGGTGATGTCGACGTGTTGGTCGAGTAGCCACCACGGGTAGAGGCCGCCGCCGGAGTGCACCCACAGGGTGGGGTCGGGTAGGCCGCTGTCGGTGATGATCTGTCGGGCGGCGTCGTCGGTGGGTGGCAGGGGCCGGGTGATGTGCACGTGGGTCTTGGTGCAGTCGTCGGCGCACACCTGGTGTTTGTGTCCGGGCCCGTCGATGTCGAGGTCGGCCCACATGCCGGGTAGGGCATGGCTGTCGGCGGCACTGCCCCGGCCACCTCGCTCGGGCTGGCCGCGCAGGGTGGTGGCCCGCAGGTAGATGCCTTCGGGCTGCCCGGCGTCGAGCCGGGTGACGTAGTCGGCGGCCTGGTTGTGCTCGGTGAAGGCGCGGCCGGCCCAGTTTCCGGTGGAGCTGATGTGGATGAGGCCGGGGGTGTTGACGTAGAGCACGTTGAGCCAGGTGCGGACCATGGTGGGGTCCAGTTGGCTCGTCTGCTGCTCGGTGCTCGTCGTCACTGTGGCTCCTGAGCTGTCGTGGTCTGCGGTTTGGGCTTGTGGGTGTTTCCGGGGCTCCGGGGCCGCTGCCAGTCCGCCCTCTCGACGGGCTGGCAGCGACGCTGGTGCTCCGGCTACTGGTTGACGCCCATGGCGGCGAGGAGCTTGGTGCGCTGTTCGCCGCTCATCTGGTCCCAGATGGCCTGGTCGACGCCGGCCGGGGCGGTGGTCGCCGCCTGCGGTGCCGGGCTGTCCGGGGCGTCACCCATGAGGGCGTTGTTGCCCTGGCTGGGCGGCGGGGTGTAGCGGGCCTCGTAGACCTTCTTCGGCTTGCCGCGTCCGCGGCTGTTCGGCTCGTCGCGCACGTAGGTGACGTGCAGTTCCCCGCCGACGAGCAGCCCGGGTGCCCCGGCGGCCCGGACCGCGTCGCGGACGGCCTGCTGTATCTGGCCGCGCAGGTACAGGGCCCGGACGCCGTCGTCGGTCGGGGTCATCGGGTCTCGCTGGGTGGTCTTGACGTGCACGATGATCTGCATGACGGGCTTCCCGTCGTCGTAGACCTTGGGCTTGCCGGAGTCGAAGTCGGTCTGCTGCCGGACTTGGGGTTCCCGGACGATGGGGCCGCCGACGGTGGTGCCGTACTGCTGGTCGGGGAATGCGGCCGACTTGATGCCGCCTCCCATGAGCAGGTCGTTCGCGTCCACTAGGGGTGCTCCTGTCTTCCTGGTTTGCTGGTTTCCTTGGCCGGCACCTGCTTGGGTGCCGGGGTCTATGGGGCGATGAGCCCGTTGGTGATGCGGTCGATGCGCCGCTCGTGGGCTCCGGTGTCACCTGCGCAGCCGGCCCAGCCGGAGGGCTGTCCGGGGCGGTGGAAGGGGCACCACTTGCAGCTGTCGCTGCTAGGTGCGGCCGGTACGGCGGCAAGCATGTCCGGCTGGTTGGCCACATCGAGGGCGGCGAGGATGTCGAGCGTCTCGTAGTAGCGCATGATCGCGATGTAGGCGATGTCCGGGTTGAACTCTTCGGTCCACTCGTCGGAGTCGTCGTACTGCCAGCTGCGGGCGAGCAGCACGAGCCGCACGTACCGCACGTCGCGGCCCTTGCGCTGGTGTCCGAGCCCGTACAGGTGGGCCTGTACCCGGTACTCAGGTGATACCTGCTGGGCGGGGTGTTTGCCGAGCCGCTTGGCGGTTCGCAGCTTGTTGAGCGCGGTGGTGCCGACGTGTTTCCAGTCGACGACCATGCCGTGGTCGAGGTCGAACGCGTCGCCGTGGCCGCGGATGCCGTCGATGCCGGGTAGCCCAGGGTCGACTTCGAGGTCGTCCTCGGCCAGCCACCGCTCCCAGCCCAGCTGCTGGTTCCAGAAGTTGACGACCTGTTCCATCTCGGCGTGGACGGCGGTGCCCTGGAATGGGGCCCAGGTGGGGGCGGTGATCGGCCGGCGGGGTGCCCCGGCGAGCTTGCGGGCCATCTGCTGCTGGCAGGGGGTGCCCAGCTCGGATGGTCCGAGCCGCTTCTGCATCGACCTGGGGCGGGACGCGTCGTAGTCGATGAGCACCTGGCGTAGTTCGGTGACGGTGGACGGTGGTGGCCCGGCCGGTTGCGGCGCGGGCGGCTTGGGTGTGGTGAGGCTGGCGATGACGTTGGCGAGCGCGGTGTCGGAGATGGTCACCGCTGCCTCCTCTCGGGTTGTTGTTGGGCTGGTGGGTGGCCCGGCCCCCTCGACCGGGCCACCCGGGTCGGGTCAGGACTGCGGTAGATGGGTGTCCAGGGCGTCGACGTACTGGCGCTGCCACTGGCGGTACCGGTCGCAGGCGAGGCTGCCGTCGAGCGCCTCGGCGGCGCGGGTGCAGTCGGCGCAGTTGCCCTCGACCAGGTGGCCGCCCCATTCGTGCTGGCTGACCATGGCGTCGCGGTAGATCAGGGCGACCTTGCGGGCCTCGGCCAGCTCGGCGGTGAGGCGGGCGAAACCGTCGTGGGCGTCGGCCAGCTCGGCGCGCAGCCACTCCAGCAGCGCGTGCCGCTCGGCGAGGATGCTGACGACCCGCCGGGTGTTCTCGGCGGCGGAGTAGCCGGTGTTGCCGAGGCAGCGGATGGTCCACTTGACGAGGGCCCGGTCGCGGATGTCCTGGGTCTCGTAGTGCATCCACTCGCGGGTCTCGTAGTTGTGGTGGCTGGCGGCGACCTGGGCGCACCAGGTGGTGAGGGTCTGGTCGTCGTCGGCGGTGGTCGGGGTCGGGTTGGCGGTGGTGGTCACGGCTGTACCTCCTGGCTGGTGGGGCTGGTGGTGGCTACGCACTGGGCGCAGTCCGGGTCGGGCTGCTGTTCGGCGGCGACGGGGTGGCCGGCGGTGAGGCTGGCGATGATCCAGTGGCCGGGTGGTGGGCGGCGGCGGGCGGGTTTGAGCACGCGGGCGGTGTCGGCGCGGCGCATCACGCGACCGCCCGTCCGGTGTCGCGGCGCTTGATGGCGGCCCGCTCGTCGGGGTCGAGGCCGCCCCAGATGCCGTGGGCCTGCCGGTGGGTGATCGCCCACGTGAGGCACTGGTCGCGGACGGGGCAGCGGCGGCAGATGTCCTTGGCCTGCTCGGCCAGCTCCCGGTCGGCGCGGCCCCATCCGACGGGGAAGAAGGTCTCCGAGTCGGTTTGTGCGCATGCGGCGTTGGGTCGCCAGTCGAGGTCGTCGCCCTGCGGCCGGATTCGGGTGATGACCCGGGTCTCCAGGGGCTGCTTGGCGGCCCGCACGGGTGCCGGCTGCTCGACAAGCTGGGTGAGGCCGAGCAGGTCGTACATGTGGTCCCGCCAGCGTTTCGCGGCTTGCAGTGCGGTCGGGTCGCCGGTTCGGGCCCCGGGGTGCAGGTCGAGGGCCTGCTCGGAGAGGACCCGGCGGGCGGTTGCGGCCTGGTCGGCGCGGACTGCTTCGGCGTCGGGGCCGGCGGTGAGCCGGGTGACGGCCGGCCCTTCGTCGATGGCTTGTGCGCCGAGCATCACGACACCCCCGGCAGGGACACGGTCTGCGCGGCCTCGGCCAGGGCTTCGGCGTGGTGCTCGCGGTTGTGCTGGTCGAGCTGGCCGACAGTGATCAGCGCGAGCGGCGTGCAGAGCAGGCAGGCCACGGCGGCGTCCGGGTTGGTCGGCTCGTCGGGGTGGTCGTGGTCGGTGCCCTGCTCGCCCTCGCCGAGTGCGTCGGCGGCATCGGCCACGACCTGGCGGAGGGTGGCGATCGTGTCCCGGGCCTCGGCCAGCTCGGCGCGCAACTGCTCGACCTGGTCGGCGTGCAGCTCGTCGTAGTTGGCGCGCATCTGCCGCTGGTAGTCCAGCTCGACGCGAACCTCGGTCAGCTCGGCCAGTAGCAGCTCGATGTCGGCCCGGGAGTGGGCGATGAACTCGGCGTCGGCCAGCTCAACGGAGCCGGACACCGGGTCGCCCGGGATGGCCTGCTCGGTCCAGACGAGCCCGTCGGGATGTGCGATCCACGGTCCAGGGCTGGCAGCGTCCATGCGCCGGCGGATGGCGTCCAGGTCGAGCGGCGGGGTCGGGTCGGTGGTGGTCATCGCGTTGCCTCCAGGGCGGGCATGACGGTGGTGGTGGCGGTGGCGGTGTGGGTGGGGGCCAGTCCGGCCCGGACGTCGTCGGCGAGCGGCGTCCACCCGGCCGGCACCCGGTCAGCGGTGGGGATGAGCCGCCGGCCGCCGGTGGTGGGGTTGGTGTTGGCGGGCCGGTGGCGGCCGGTGTAGGCCGGGGCGGTCACCGGGTCACCGCCGGGCGGTTGCAGGGCCACCACGGGCCGGTCGGCTGCGGCGGGGTCGTCGGCCGCGGTCCGGCGGTCACTGGTCCACCTCGCCCGGATTGGTGTAGACCTGGCAGATCAGGTCGCCGCGGGCGTCGGTCCACCGGTACGGCACGCCGTACGAACTCTTTCCGTGCTCACCGGCCTCGCCGACCAGCGCCTTGCTGAGCCGGTCGACGGTGGCGAAGCGGTCGGCGGTGACGCTGGTCGGGCGCTGCACCACCTGCAGGCTCAGGGTGACCCACGTCGGCGCGATGCTGACGTCGCCCATGGCGCGCAAGTCGGCGGCGGCCCGCTCGAGGGCGACCGCGATGCTGGCGGGGCCGACGTGGATGCCGTTGGTGACGGTCGGCGTGGGGGCGGGGCCGAGGTTGGCGACCAGGGCCGGCACGTCACCCAGGTCGTAGGGGCTGTGGGGCTGTGTCACTGGTACGGTTCCTTTCGTTCTGGCGCTCCGCGTGCTCGTGGTTGGGGATGCGGGGCGCTGGTTTCTGTCCGGGTCAGGCGGCCCGACGTAGTGCCACCAGTTCGCGGCGACAGGCGCGGCAGTCACGCCCACCGCGCGGGCGGCGGTACGTGTTTGCAGCGGTGTACGCGTGGCCCGCCGGGCAGTGGGTCTTGGCGGCGTTGATGTTCGGCATCGTCTTGACGCTGCGCAGAACGTTCTCTCGCTGCGTCGTGGCCCGCAGGTGCAGCGGGTTGACGCACACCCGCACCTCGCACAGGTGGTCGATGACCATGCCGGGCGGGATCGGTCCGATCGCGAGTTCGTAGGCTCGGCGGTGTGCCCGGTGGCCGCCTTTGCCGAACTTGCCGTAGCCGTCCCAGGAGGGCTGGCCACCCCAGATCCAGCAGGCGGTCATGCTCGGTGCGGACGCGATGCCGCGAAAGAAGGCGTTGAGGCTGCGCGTGCTCATGCGGCGGCCTGCCGAGTACGGGCGGCAGCCCTGGACGGGGTGTCAGTGATCGCCGGCTCGAAGAACATCTCCTCGATGGCGGCGACGTCCTTGGGCGTGAAGCGAACGCCGCCAACGCGACGGTGGGGAAGCACTCGGGCGGTGACCTTGTCGCGCACCCACGTCCGCTTGACGTTGAGCAGTTCCGCGAGGTCGTCGATCGTCAGCCACTTCTCGCTCATCGCTGCTGTCCTCCTCTCTCTGCTCCGGCCTTCTCCGGTCTGCTCCGGTTTTCGGCCGCGCACAGAACATAGCGTGTGCGTGCGCACGCGCACAAGAGGGCCAAGCGGATGTGGCGTATCAACCAAACGGGCTATGCTGCCCACGCGCACATCCATGAATCTGCTGGGAGAGCCGAGGTATGGCAGCCGTCTACAACAGTTTGGCCTTGACCAGCAACGATGTGTGTGAGGGCACGCACGTGACAGGGCGCGCAGATGTCCCTAACCTCGTGCGTGTGCGCACAGTCGAATGGCCGGAGCGAGAGAGCTTCATTGCCCACCTGGACCGTTTGAAGAAGTCCAGGGGCTTTCGCTACGACATCGCGCTCGCCGAGGCCGCCGAGATCAGCCACTCCGCGATCAGCAACTGGCGGTCGGGGAAGCAGCGTCCCAGCTTGGCGGCGATCGGAAAGCTGGCTGCTGCGCTCGACGTAGACCAGCGTGACCTTGCGGCCCGGGCCGGGGTTGCCGAGGGCTTCACTCACGCGTCCATGCCGACACAGCTCCCCCCAGAGCTGGAGACGCTGTTCGACCAGTACCAAACCGCTGACCCCAGCCGTCGCGATGAGTTGCTTCAGCGCGTTGCCTGGGTGAGTGAGTGGTTTGACGCCACCACGTCTAAGGCCGGCGACGAACGACCGCGCCGGGCGGGCTAGCGAGCGTGTGGGTCGAGCGGCACGGCCCCGGCTGGCGCATTCGAGAGCAGCTCGGCGACCGGAAGCTGACTATCGAGTCCGGCTATCCGACCAAGACCGCCGCGAAGGCGGCGATGACCCGGATGCGCGCCGACCGGATGCGTGGCGAGTACATCGACCCCCGCGCCGGCCGGATCCCCCTTTCCGCTTGGATCGACGCGTGGTGGCCGTCGTACGCGAGCACCCTGAAGCCGACCACTCAGCGGACAGAGGACTCTCGGGTGCGCAACCACATTCGGCCCCTGCTCGGAGACCTGTCGCTCGATGAGGTTGACGCCTTGGCCGTGCAGCAGTTCGTGTCTCGGCTTGCCGCCGGCAAATGGCCGGGCGGGCGGAAGCTCAGCCCGAAGACGATCCGCAACAGCCACGCGATCCTGCACAAGCTCCTGGACGCGGCTGTAGCGCAGCGGTATCTGCGGGTTAACCCTGCGGGGTCAACGGGCTTGCCGCGGGTGCGCCGCCAGGAGATGCGGTTCCTCACCACTCCCGAGATCGGCCGGCTGCTCGCCGCCACCCCGGAGCACTGGAAGCCCCTTGTCACCCTGCTCGTCGCGACCGGTCTCCGGTATGGGGAGGCGACCGCACTGCGGGTCGGCCGGGTCGACGTGCTCGCCGGCCGCTTGGAAGTCCTCGAAGCGATGCACGACGGGATCGGGGGGGTGCCCATCTTCACCGACCCGAAGTCGGAGCGGTCGCGTCGGACGGTTACGTTCCCGCCAGCGGTCGGCCACGCGCTGGCGCCGCTGCTCGTCGGGAAGGACCGCGACGACATGGTCTTCACCGACCTGGACGGTGTCCGGCCGGTGACTCGGAACTTCCGGCAGCGCGTGTGGCCCCGCATCCTTGACGAGGCGGGGCTGGGACGGGTCCGACTGCACGACCTGCGGCACACCCACGTCGCGCACCTCATCAGCGCGGGGCGGCCGTTGACGGCAATCTCCCGGCGCATGGGTCACGCCTCGATCGCTGTCACCTCAGACGTGTACGGGCACCTGTTGACGGAGGTCGACGAGGGCATTATGGCCGCCGTTGCCGGCATGCTTCCGGCTCCTCCTGATGGGGGGATCGTGGGGGAAATGACTCCGGAGCAGACCGGAGAAGGCCGGACGACTCCGGCGCAAATTACGAGGTAA